GTGATTTGCCACCAGTAGACGTTGCCGCCGTCCGGGGCCGTGATGCCCTGCACCAAGCCCCATCGCTGGAGGCGGCGAAGGAGGGTGCGGGCCAAGGCCGTGGAGCGGATTCGGGGCGACCAGAGGGCCTGCGCCACGCGGCATGTTGCGGCGCTTCCCGCGCCGTTGGCTAAATAGGCAAGGGCCACATGTTCATCGCGCGTCAACCTTCGGGACGTAGGGATGGCGGGCGGTGGCGCGGCGATCGCGCGCAAAGCGACCGCGAGAGGGATGAAGACCAGCGCGGATCTGTTCCGAGGATTGGTCGCGCGCCATGCACTGATGCGGTCGGGATCGCGCTCCGTCAGAATGATGGCAGTGCGATCAGGAAAAGGATGGACTTCATCCTGCGCGTCCACGACAATCACGCCGACGCCATAAAGCGTTGCGAATGCTTCGGCATTGTGGACCTGCCGCGTGGCGGCAGGCCCGTAAATGACGATGATGACGGGTGCGCCGATCATCGTCATTCCATTCCCAGCGCTGCAAGATAGGTCTGGAGGATCGCTTCCAGTTCCTGCCGATCATGCGCCGGCATTTTGCGGAGCCGGATGATCTGGCGCATGATCTTGGGATCATAGCCAGTAGCCTTGGCCTCCAGATAGACGTCCTTGATGTCGTCATTGAGGCCCTTCTTTTCTTCTTCAAGGCGCTCGATGCGTTCGATCAAAAGGCGCAGCTGGTCTGCCGCCACGTTGCCGTTGCTCATAAATTGGTCCTTTCGTTTGCGGGTCGTGTCCGTGGGTTCGGTTTCAGGTGGCCAAGGCCGTCGCGACGGGTTCGCCCGGCGGTCCATCGTCGTCATTGGCGGGATTTCCGGGGGCGCCCGCATTCCATGTCGTCAGGGGAAGGACGTTCTGCCCGCCGGGGAATTTGCTGGGTTTGATGGTCCGAACCGCCTCCATCGCGACAACGAATTCATGTCCACAGGTGTCGGGATTGCGACAGTGGAAATAGAGTTCGCGATAGAATGTGCTGGCCTTGCCAGAGCCGCGCGCGAACGCGCGCCCCCCGCAAGCTGGACAGGTCACATGTGGCAGTCTGGGCCGTTGAGCCATTTTCACCCCCGCTAGTGCGCCCCGGCCCGATTGCCGACGCGGAAATATTTGAGGCGACCGATCATGCGGGACATGGCGGACATGCCCTGTTCGGCCTCAGAAATGGCTTTGTGGCGCATGGCGGGCGTTGCCCCGGCCATCGTGACGCGGATGCTGGCGCTTACGGCCTCAGCGGTTTCACTGGCGACGGTGGCAATGGATTCCGCCAGCGCCTGTTCGCAGGCGGGGAGCGGGGCCAAGTCGATTTCCAGTTGTCGGGCGTAGCTGGTGAGGATCGGGGGATATTCGCCGCCGGCGGCGAGATAGGCGCGATCGAGCGCGATAGCACGATCGAGGCGCGGCAGGTTGGGCTTGTCGCTTTCGGTCCACTGTCGGACGGTGCGGACCGCGCGCCGGGCGGCACGAGCAGCCGCAGCGATGCCGATGATTCCGACAATATCGTTGATAGCGAGGGAGAAGCTGAGGGGATCGCGCGGCTTTGTCATGAATACCACGCGTCCATGTCGGCGCAGCTTTCGCAGACGTCCGATTCATCTGTAGACGTGCCGCAATCGAAGCAGGGTTCCGCTTCCGCGATCCCGTCCAGCAGGCGGAACGCGACAACGCCGTGCCAATCAAGGCTATTGGCGTAGACACCATCGGCCACACGGCCGCATGCATCCACCGCGACCAGCCGCGCGCCACCGTCGATGCTGGGGAGACGGTAAGAATCGACGCGCACCATGCGATAGGCGTCGATGAAGGTGTCGAGGGGCATTTCCATGCCATCATGTCGGACGATAGTCGCCATCATGCCTCGCCTCCCGCGCTGGCGGGATCGATCGGGCCGCCATCGGAACCGCCGGTCTGCGTCGGATCATAGCCAGCCCACAGGGGGCCACTTTCAACGGGGCGTCCGGTTGAAATGTTGGAGAGGAAATCGCGAGCGTCCTGATCGGGAAGATATTCCAGCTTCCATGTCGGGTGGTAGGGCAGGGTGTGCCGCTGACCATCCAGGCGGATGTTCAAATGTCCGCCACTGGCTGAAACGATAGTGCCCAGCCGGGCTTCGGGACCCCCGCTGTAGCATACGCGTCCGCCTTGCCGGGCAGGCACTTTGTAATAGTTGCGGATATATTCCATGCTCATGGGACAATCCTTGCGACAAGCGCATCAGCCAGCACGCAGAGGCGGGACAGCGCGGGGAAAAGGGAAAGCCACAACGCAGCGCCGATCAGGCTGATGGCGTGCAGCGCGACGGGGTGGATGGGGGCGCGGCTCAAGCCCGCCCTCCGATTGGCTGACCCGCGCGATAGCGCTGCTGGCGCGGCATAGGTTCGAACGTCAGCGCGGCCACCATGCGGTCCCAATATTCGGACATCATCATGGTCATGACCGTGAGGGCGAATATCGCTGCGCCAAAGAACAGCAGGGCGGCGAGGGCGTTCATTATTCGCCATCCTTTGCGCGGGAGGTGGTCAGGAGGCAGTAGGTCGCCACGATAAGCACGCCGAACAGGATAAGGAGCGGCGCGGCCTTCCAGGCGAGCCAGAAGGCCAGCCCTGCCAGCATCGCGCCGACGAGCAGCCGAACCAGCGGAGATTCGATCCGATCGAACGCCGCGAGCGCCCGCGCCATTAAATTCTTGCCTTTCACGGCCAACTTCCTGAAAATGCCCATTGTCCGTCTCTTGTCCTTTCAGGGGTGGATGAGGCCGGGCGGGGGTCGTGTCCCCGCCCGGCCATTTTCATGTCAGTCGTTGATCGCCTTGTTGATGAGGTCGATCGGCTCCATCTTGTCGGCGTCGGCCGCGCTGATGGTGTCCACGATGTCGAATTTCGCGGCGGTCAGCCCATCGTCCAGATGCGCGAGGAACTTCGCCGCGCCCTGATCGTCACCGATCTGGACAAAGAGGATGGTGAAATCCTCATCCTTTTCGAGTTTCGCGGCGGCTGCGACGATGGCCGCTTCGGCGGCGGCGCGATCGTCCGGTTCGCCGTCCGTGAAGATGATGGCCACAGCCTTCTTGCCGTCGCCATTCAGCGCGTCGATCTTCTGAATCGCTTCGGCCAGCGGGGTCGATCCGCGTGGGCTGCGCTGCTGAAAGATCGAGGCGACCTTATCGGCCGTCACGCCTTCGAACACTTCCGTCGATCCGCCGAAGACGACTACGTCGATGCCGTCGGTGTCATATTGGCCAAGGATCGAGGCGAGGCCGAAAATGGTTTCCTGCGCTTCCTGCCAGCGGGTCTTGCCGGGATAGCGGGTGGATGGCGCAGCCATAGAGCCGGACGCGTCCAGGCCGATGACGAAATCATATTCGCTGGCCGTTTCGGCGGTTAGGGTAATCGCATTCATGCAAGTTTCCTTTCGGGATTGCCGCAAAGCGCGGCGGCTACATCCGGCGCCGTGTGCCGGGATGTTCGGGAATGACGGGGAGGGGGCGGGCGCGGTCATTCGCACAGCCCATATTCGCTGTCGCAGAACAGGCCGTCTTCATCGGCCTGACGTTGCTCCAGTTCGATCAGCAGATCGTAATTGCGCCCGCCCTTGCCAGTGCGCGCCCATTCGATCGCTTTGTCGATGGTCGCCCGGCCATGATCGTCATGATCGCCGGGCACAGCGTTGGCCGACAGAAGCGAAGAGGCGCGATCAAGTGAAGCGGTGCGGCGCGAGACAAGGCCGACCAGACGTTCCCACTCGCGAACCCGCGCAACTTCATCGCGGAAACGCATGGCCCACATCCGCAATTCGCGCTTTTTGACCATGATGCAGGTCGAGCAGCCAACGCGGCTCATGCCCATCGTGTAGAGGGGATTGTGACGCAGGCCATGATGCTCGGAGAGAGCGAATGCATCTGCGGCCTTCCACCGGAAGATGGGGCGATAGAGCACGTTGCGAGCGCCGGAAGGGTGGCGCGCTGATTGGATTGGCGTTTTCTTGGCCCTCGCTTCACTTTCGTCCGCGCGCTCTCCGATCCAGTCGATGACCGAAATGCCTTCATCGAGCACAGGCCGCTTCCGGTGCATGATGGGGATGAGCTTCGTTTCGTCGGTGCAGAAGCGTGTCTTGGTGCTGGGGAAGCGTCCGCGAAGCATCGCCACGTCAAGGAACGGAATGCCGGTGGGATACAAAAGCCCTAGCGCCCGCTCGATCAGATGCTCCGGGACCGGCGCGGAAACAAAAACAGGGCAATCGCAATGGGCCAGCCATTCGCTTTTGGTGATGGTGCCCGCTCGCCATGCGTCCCGCCGCTTGCTGCACTCGCCCCGATGCCGCGTCCGCCGCTTTTCCTTTGACCATTCTTCGCGCAGCATGGCGCGCTTGCGGGCAAAGGCGACCGCATCAGTCAGGCCGGGCACATCGTTCGCGGAGCAAATCTCGATCGTCAGGCCGGTGCGCGATTGCAGCCAGTCGGACAGGTAGGCGATATGTTCCAGCGTGATGGGATTTTCGTGCCCATTGTCGGCCGCGAGGAACCGGGGCGGCCTGTTGCCGAAGGCTTCCATTCCCTTGCGGTCGAGACGTTCCACGATCTTGCAAAGGACAGCTTGGCTATCCTTGCCGCCGCTGATCGAGCCGAAATGCTGGACGTTCACGGCGCGTCCTTTTTCTGCGTTTCGGGGTGTGGAGGGCGAACGACTGTGGGGGGGTGCTCTGCTAGATCACTGGCGGCGGCAGCAGATTGCGAGGGAGGATAAATGTCGGGGCGAAGACGATGACGGGAAACGCCTGTGCCAGCCTCGACATTCAGCACGAAACGGCTGGGTAAGATGGAGCCGCGGCGAACCAATTGGGAAATATTGCCCTGACTGCATGGGCACATGTGCGCCAGAGGAACTTGCCCACCTGCGATTCGCAGTGCTTCTTCAAAGGCTTTGCGCGCTTCCGAGTGCCGTTCGGGATAGGTTTCAGCGTCCGTCATGAAGCTGGAGTAGAAGCTAGCTTATATAAATGCAACAGTAATCTTTATGAGGCGACTTATATTTTCGGGGTATGTGATCTTTTAATGAACACTTTAGCATCCCGATTGCGGCAGGCGATGGACGAAAGCTCCTATGACCAGCAGACGTTGGCCGCTGCTGCGGGATGCACTCAAAGTGCGATTAGTCAGATATTGGTCGGCAAAACGCTCCGCTCCCGGTTCCTTCCAAAAATCGCGCTAACTCTTGGCGTTAGTTTAGAATGGCTGTTGGAAGGTGAGGGGGAGAAACAGGCGGTTGGCGAGACACAGCGGCTTATCTCTCTCCCCATATTACTGCCTAATGTAGCTGACCTGAAGGAAATGTTCGAAGGGCTGCTGGCGGCGGTCCCTGCGGGATCGTCGCGGGAAGAAGCCGCGCAAATTCTTGCTGAACGCTTGCCATCTGGCTTTGCAGCGATAGGATTCGCCGCGCCCGCTCTGGACAGTGCCGGCGCACCTGTTCGCGGGAAAGCGCCTCGATCTCGTGCGAAAGATCATCACGCACATTGACGAGCGTGGCACATTTGATCGAGCATCGCGCGCATGCAAAACCACATCCGTTTCGGGGACGAAAACTCTTGCCGTTCAACCTACTATCCTTAATCGTTCTGGTTTCGTTCCGAACGTGCTAGGGCGTCACGGGTAGGAATATGGTTAATGCGGTTGGGGAAGGGTTTTGCCACCTGATGTGTTCGGCGATAGAGGTTAGCGCAAAGCGCGTTCGTCCATCTCTGGAATTGTCATCATGATTGCTACACTTGCGATATATCAATCGCTTTGTTAGGTGCTCTACTCAATTTATGTTAGCAAATTGAGGGGCTTCTAAATGAAAAGTGCCGTATCGCAGTTGTCTCAATCTCTTGCCGGACGACGCTTGAAAAAGACTGAAGACGTGAAAGTCTCAGTCGTCGTCCCGGTCTATAATCAAGAGGTTTATCTGCGGGAAGCGCTGGACAGCCTGAAAGCCCAAACCTTAAAGGACATCGAGTTCATAATCATCAACGATGGCTCCACGGACAAGTCAATTGACATCATCAACGAATATGCGAAGGAGGATGCGCGCTTTGTTGTGGTGGACAAGGAAAATGGCGGCGTCGCGTCCGCCATCAACACCGGCAATCGGATGGCACGGGGCGAGTATCTCGCCGAGATGGACAGCGATGATTATGTCGCGCCAGAGATGTATGAAAAGATGTACGCCATCGCCAAAAAACATGACCTCGACATTTTGAAAAGCAATGTCATCAATTTCACGGGGACAGGTGAGAGTTACAAGGGCGTGACGGAAAAAATCGCGCCGCAAGGATACTTCGGCCGAATCATCAATCCGCACGAAGATAACACCGTTTTCTCTTTCCCTATGTATGCCTGGGTATCGCTCTATAAGCGCAAACTTATTCTTGATAACGATATTACTTGGAATGAAGGTGTTTCATCTTACAACGACAATGGATTCTATTGGCAAACCATGAGTCTTGCCCAGCGTGTGATGTATATAGATGAAGGATTCATCTATCACCGCCGGGACAACGAAATGTCCACCGTAAAAAACCCGGACAAGATGTTCAGAAACTTCTTTGTGGAGCATGCTTTCATAAAGGAAGTTCTCAAAGCACGCGGTGTTTTTGAAGAAATAAAGGCATATTTCTTTGAACGCAAGATTCAAAACTATTACTTTGCCTTGAACATCATTCCTTACGAAAAGAAGCAGGAATTTTTCCGGCTGATTGCGGAAGATTTCAGAAAAGACATTGCCGAAGATGGATTGAACGATGTCGATTTCATAAACCCTCGTAATAAAGTTAAAATCACGGAAATTGTCAACAATCCAGATCATTATTTCTTTTCTGTCTATTTGCCTGATGCCTATAAGGTTTCCGTCATCATACCCATTCATAATGCCGAGAGTTTCCTTCGCAATACGTTGGAAAGGCTGATCAATCAGTCGCTGCGTACCGTCGAATTCATTCTGGTTGAAAACGGCTCGACGGACAGAACGGTGGAGATCATCAAGGAATATAAAAACAAGGACCCGCGCATTACAGCCGTTTCCATAGGCGTATCCAATGCGGGACGCGCGCGCAATGTCGGATTGTCAATGGCGCATGGACAGTATGTTATTTTCTTGGATGCGGACGATGAGTATGACACGAGATTGCTGGAAAAAACCTATAACGCAGCGGTCAAAGACAAAGCGGACGTGGTCTGGTTTAATTCGCAGGAGAAAAATGCCAGAAATGGCCTAACGAAGCCACATACTCATGCCTACAGAAAATCAAGTTTTCCGGAAAAGCGGCCATTCCCGTTCAAGGATATTAAGGGAAACCCATTTGACAGCTTCATCGGTTGGCCATGGGACAAGCTCTATTCGATGAAGTATATCCGCACAAATCATTTTGTTTATCAGGAAATTGACGTTTCAAATGACGGCTACTTCAATTTTTTGGCGATGGCGAAGGCACAGCGCATCACGACGCTGGATGACGTGCTGGTGACGCGCGTGGTGGAGCATGGCCACAACATCTCGTCCAACAGGCATGATTTGAATCCCGACAACCAGATCGGGATGATCACCGCCATCTATGAGAAACTGAAATTGATGAAGGATGGCGGCAAGGCGGCGCGGGCATTCGCCGAAAGATCGATCCGCTCGATCGTCTGGCTGTTCACCACGGGGTTCAAAACGAAAGACGGAGCCAGCAGGTATTTTGATTTGCTTGTGGGCGGCGCCTTGCAAAGGCTTGAAATAGACAAGCTGAGCGAAGATGAGGTAGCGGAAAAACGCCGCAGCAATCACGAAAAGCTTCTCGGGATGATGCACTACAAACCCGGCGAGTATGAAAGGTTCATTGGAGAAGTGGGGGGCTCCGATTTTGAACTCGCCCAAACAGAGATTCTCTCCTCTTACACGCCCAATGTGCAACTTCAGGATCGTTCAGCGCGCCTGATTTTCGGGCAGGCCCATCAGCAAGGCCAGGGGAAATCCAAGCCGTGGTTCAACATCATCATAGGCAATGTGGACACCAGCAATGCCACGGTCGTCATTGATTTCATCTACATGGGCCACTTCAAGGAGGTGGTGCGCGACACGCTGAACCTTTCCATCGCGTTGCACCAGCAGCGTGATGGAAAATTAAGGTCTGTCGTTCACCAGGCAGAGTGGGACACGGGTGAAAAGGAGATGATCGAGAACATCTTTTACACCTTTGCGGGTAACATCTTCACCATCCATGCCAAATATCCCGACCGATATACGGGATTTGAATATAAAATCCGCAACATCTCAACACGCGAAGGCACCATTAATTTCAGCGTCGTCAATGTGGCGAAGGGCTATGATCAAGGCTTGCTCTTCGAGAGGGGCACGGACCTCATTCCCATTCGAAATGTCAAACTCGCGCTGCGAAGCGGGGGCAGGCGAACGGTTTTTCGAACCCAGAACGCTGGCAATGTCGGCCAGGATCTGATGATGATAGAATTGAAGCCTTATCAATTTAATAACGTGGTTTTTTCCATTGATGTTACCAAGGTTCCCAACAACAAACCCGTTGTTCATGATACATTATATCTCGGGTTGTACATGGAGCCGGCGGACGACAAGCCGAGAGTCAAGGTCTTTCAGGCCGAGTGGCTTCATGGCCGTAACGGTTTGAAGGATCATCTATACTATTATATAAAGGATGATAAGCTATATCTCGGTGCGAGATACTATGAACAATGGGCAGGATATAACTTCAAAGTGAACGGCATCATGGGGCGTGAAGCGGAAAGAGATTACGCCGTTCACAAGATCGCGCCGGAACTTATCGATTACACCTTGGCGGAAATTCCCGAGCAGGCAGTCGTCATCAATGATGTGATGGAGGATTGAACAGGCGACATGGCTGTTTCCTTGAAATCTCCGCAGTCTTATGGATGAAAATATTAGCCTCTCGTCTGTGTGCGGTAGAGTCGTGACAGTCTTAATATGCAGGGCTTTATTGAATGAAGACTTTTATTTACTCACCTTCACCAATCTCCCTTGTCGGCATTGGACTGAAGCGAATTCCACGCCGACCGCCTGAGCTTCAGGGGGATCATTTCTCGGAGCAGTTTGACTACACGACACTGTTCTACGATGTTTGCCAAGTAGGCAATTCGGTCTATCTATCAGGCCCTCCCACCTACGATATTTTCCGCGCGGAGAGCGCTGTACGCTGGCGGATCGGAGACGGAAGCGATTGGCGCAACGTGCAACCTGCCCTTAAAGATGTGAATAAATGCCAGCAGTCGTGGATTCATGACTCACCCCAGTCGGCGGGTCGTCAACTGAGTGTCTCTATTGGCGAAAACGAAGCGATAGGGTCGATAAATGGTAGTTATATTGACTGTTTCGCAGGTCGGCGCGTTCTGCTCACGACATCGAAGGATAACAAACTTGAATGGATACGCGATTGGGTGACGTATCATGTTGCGTGTCATGATGTTGATGCAGTTCTTTTCTATGATAATAACTCGCATGCATACGATGTTCAGCAGGTACTTGATACGATCACCGTACCCGGCATTGAGTTGGCAGTGGTTGTTCCATGGAACTACAAGTACGGCCCGCAGGGTGGAACTCGCGACGGGATCGAGAAAGCGCCGTGGGATTCGGAATTCTGTCAATTAGGCGTACTGGAGCACGCCCGCTGGGTGTTCCTGTCGCAAGCTTCAATGGTCATTAACACCGACATTGACGAGTTAATCGTCACGCCTGATGCCCGGAGCATCCGTGAATGGCTTGAGGAGTCCGAGGCGGGCATCCTGCACTACCATGGTTACAGGATCGAGTCGGAAAGCAAGCATGTCGATGAGATACCCCGTTACTTCAACTTCCAGTACAGGAAGCCGGTTGGTGGCGTCGTTGCGACAAAGTGGTCGATCGATCCCAGGCGCACCAGCCAAGCATTGCAGTGGTGCACCCATGTTGTTCGTGGCTACCCAACTGCACAGCCTCTGCATGGGATGTTTCGCGATTTTCGGGCCATCAATACGGGATGGAAACTTTCCTCCCGAACGATACGTCGCGATAACATCCCCGCAGATTATCAGGTGGACGAAGTTGCCGTTGCGGCTCTCATGAAAGCCTTCCCCGAGGCCTATCCGGATGCTTGCTGAAGCTGCTCTGCCTCCTGCAAAGATTCCATCAGCACTGTTTTGGGAAAATATGGCTCGATCGAGCTTCGATAGACCGCTCTTGCCTTGAAGTAATTCCCAACGGTCAGTTTTGTGGGCTTTCCCATCATGCTGCAGGCTATGGCAACATGCATGCGGTCGGTATTGATGGTTCGGTAAGCCGACAGAATCTGAAAGAACGGCCGGACGTCCTTGGCGTCATTGCCTATACTGCTGATGTCAAAACTGGCATCCGGGACTGGTACGCGATCCGGGTGTTTCTCCTTATCCGTACGGTAGAAATAGCCATCCCTGTCAGTGTCGGAAAGGTTCAGATTTTCGATCTGAAGGAAAAAGGCCATGTCGTGACAAAACAGGGCGCCTGGGATGCTCTTCCGGCTTTCTGTGTGGTCGCGCGCAACATAGGTGATCTTATCTCCTGCCACATCGAGCGAAGGGAGCTCGAATGTGGCGGGCATCATTATAATCTTATCAAATAGATGGTGATGATCGCGGATAAAATTTCTCGATCCTTGGTAATTATTGCACCAAGAGCCACCGCCGCCCGCGAGCAAAAGCGAGTCCTTCATCCTCAAAGACGAGCCCTTGAACCCGGCCGCGATCCTGGCAAAGTTTTCCCGAGTGATCTGCTCGTAGGGGATCTTGTAGTGCTTGAGGAATTGCACAGTTCCCTGATGGATGAGCCCGTCGCCCCAATTGCCCCTGTTGGGTGCATAGAATACCTGCCGTCCGCGAGCCTCTGCCGTTATCAGTGACGCCAAGCTCTGAAATTCGGTCGTGTGGCGAAGATTGTTCAATGCCATCCTTGCTTTCCCTTACGGTCCCTTCTCTGATGCGAGAAACTCCGCTGTAGCCGACATAATGCGGCATGTCATGCTGGGATAGCACGGCATTTCCTGAAGCCGTCATGGTGACGCGGGTTTGGGGGGATGTAGCGGCGCAGCCCAGAGCGGCAAGTGTATTCTGTTCCCAATCGCGCATGGTGCCTAGCGGCAGATGTCCGCCGTCAGGCTGCGTCCTCCGCCATCCGGACCCTTCAGGGCGCGACTTCCAGTTTCAGGCTGGTGGTAAATCCGCCGTTCTTGTCGAGATTGTGCGTCACATCGGCAATGAGCCATGTCGTCGCGTCGATTTCATCCTTGAAGCCTGTCACCCTCACGCGGGCTTCAGGCATCGCGTCTGCGCGGCCGAGCGCCAGCCTGTAATCCAAGGTGGCAGGCGCGCGCTTCAGGCGGTCGCGTTCCGCGAGGGCGGCGCGCTTCGCGGACGCCTCGTCGGGATAGACCTTCCGCAGCTTCTTCGCCCCGTCCTTTTCCCCGACCGTGAAAGTCTGGCGTTTGGCGCCCTTGCGATCGTGCCAACTGGCGGACACGCCTTCCTGCCCGTCGCGCTTCTGGCGCTGCCAGTTATGACCGTCGCCGCTGCGGCGCGTGATTGTGAGCGTGGGCAGCGGCTTGCCGCTGGTGGTCGTTCCCGCGCCCTTGCGCGCGAAAATCAGATGCTTGTCCTTGATGGTCGCGACCGCGTCATTCTCGCGCCCCAAGCGGCGCAGAAAGGCAATATCGCTTTCCCGGTTCTGGACGATCGATGGCAGCGCGATCGACGCCAGATCGGGCGCGACCTTCAGCGCCAAGCCATTGCGGCCGGCCACGTCCTTCAGCACGGTGCCCAGCGTTGTGTTCTTCCAGCTCTGTTCGCGGCGGTTACGGATTTCGCTGGTGAAGTCGGCCGCCCGCGCCCGAATCCTGATCTGATCGGGCGGGCCGCTATGCGCCACGTCATCAACCTTGAAACTGCCCTTGTCGATCAGCCCCACGGTCACATCGCTGCCCTGTTTCCAACCCAGCTGCACGCGCAGCAGCGCGCCCTCCTTTGGGATCGCAAGGCGGCCGTCGGTATCGTCCAGCACAATGTCCAGCTGATCGGCTTCATCACCGCGCTTTTCCGACAGGGCCAGCGAAACGAGGCGGGGGCGCATCGCGCCGGTCAGATCCTTGCCGTCCAGCGTGACGCGGAAATCCCCGATGTTGCTGACCGTCTCGCTCATTGCGCCGCCTGTGGGCTGTCAGCGGCGGCGGGATCATCCACGCGCAGCAGATCAATGCCGAAGTCGATGCGACGGGGACGGCCATCGCTCATCAGCCATACATGGCGTTCATCGATCGCCTCGATCACGAAGGAGCCGAAAACGGTGCCGCTGCCATCTATCAGGGGCAGCGCTTCACCGGCGTCGGCCATTTGGCGCAGATCATCGATCGAGACTCGCCCGTCCGCAATTTCGGCATAGACCGAGCCGGACAGGGAAATGGTTTCCTCGCCGGGGCCGACAAACTGTGTGGCATCGCGCGCGCCCACGCGGGGCGAGCGGGCATGTCGCCAGTCCGTTTTCCGTTGCAGTTCATCAAAGGGGAGCGTTCCGATTTCAAAAAGGAACATGCCCAGCGCCATCAGGTGCATAGTCGATCCTCAATCCTTCTAGTCTTCGCCATCGCCAAAACTTCGCCCGCGATTTTCACGCTCGATCTGTTCGAGCGCGCGCCGGACTTCGTCGGCAATGTCCTGCGCCTGCGCGTTGCCGCGTGCATCAATCCTGATTTCATAGGTTTTGTGGATCGTGGTGGGCGCGGAGGCTTGCCCCTGTGCCGCCTGCGCCGCGACGGGAGCGGCGGCAATCGCGGGCGCGACCGATCCTGCGGCAAGGGCGCGCATCATCTGGCCGGAAATGTCGATGATCCGCGACAGCATTTGCCCGGCGTCGCCGGCGGCTGCTGACGGTCCATCAATCGTCATGTCCGGTGCTGCGATGGGACTGAAGCTTTTTCCCAGCTGCTCAGACAGATCCCTGACGCGGGAGAGCGGTTCGCGCGCATTGTCGGCAAGCCCCTGATCGAGACCGCCCATGACAAAGCCGCCGATCGCGGCGAAGACGCGGGATGGCGAATGAATGCCGAGGATTTTCTTCACCCAATCGGGCATCATGCCGGCAATGTCGCCAATGGTGTCCTTCACCATTTGCCAGCCCGCCTTCAGGCCCGCGATTAGGCCATCCATAATAGCGCCGCCGATCGTCGTGAAAATGGCCGCCAGCCCAGATAGGATAGCAACGAGCGCGTCGGCGCCAGCTGAAAACATGCCCTTCACCGCCTCCCATGCACCGGCGAAATCGCCGGTCAGGAGGGCCGCGACCAAGCCGATCGCATTGCCGATAAAATCGAATGCCGCTCCCGCCACTCCTATCAGCGTATTGAGCACCGCGACAACGGTCCCGCCGATTGCCGCGCCGAATATCGTCGCGAGTTCCTGCACCAGCGCCATGACGACGCGGATGCGATCGCCCAGGGGGCCGTTCCACAGGACGGTGAGAAGATCCATGAATTTGCCCGCAGCTTCCATGATCTTCCCGAACAGGGCTGATCCAGCTTCGCCCAACGATTTGAAGAGCGGGCTGATGCTGCCCCAATTGGAATAGATCAGGTAGGCGGCGCCCGCGATAGCCGCGACGGCCGCGACAATCGCCAGCAACGGGCCTAGCGCAATACCGAGCGGCGCGGCGGCGGCGGTGAGGCCGGCAAAGCCCAGCGCAAGGGCGCCTAACAGGATAAGCAGCAGCGTCTTTTTCTCGCCGTTGATGGTGAGTTCGACTTCTTCCGTTTTCAGGGACAGGACCGAGCCATAGGCGTTGAACGGACGGTCGGGGCTGTAACCGGCGATATGCTCGCAATTGATGCGCGCCGTGTAAGTCGCCGGGTCATAGCTGGCGGCCATCTGCTCCAGCCATTCGCGCTGGATCACGCGGCCGTCGACGGTGGCGCCCTCAACGGCGATGCGGAAAAATTTGGTCTTGGCCATGGCGGGTCCGGTCCTGTTCCTGCGGTTCGGTTGCGATGAAGGCAGAAAGGACGGGTGGCCGGCCGCTTCTCAAGGGCCTGCATTTGGAGAGTGAACCCACCAGATAGACGCCGATGATTAGGTGCGAGAGCGCGCGGCATGGTCCGGCGCAATGTCCACGCCTGTCCCTCCAAAGCCCGGTGCGCCGTCTGCCATGTGGCAGTTCGATCCGCAGCGCCATGCACGCAGCCTGTATTGGCGTGGCTGGGGCATTACGCAGATCGCGGAGGAATTCGCGCTGCATGGGATCGTCAACGACAAGGGCGTGCCTTTCCCGCGCCCCACCATCGAAACTTGGAAGCAGCGCCACCGCTGGGATGACGCGCCCTCGATCCGCAAGATCGAGGATGGACTAGAAATCCGCCTGCTGACGCTGATCGCCAAGGACAAGAAAACCCCTCGCGATCTGGTCGAAATGGACGCGCTGTCCCGGCAGATCGAGAGCCTTGCCCGCGTCCGCCGTTACGACGCCCCCGGCGGCCATGCCGGCGATCTGAACGAGAAGGTCAACAACCGCAACGCGGGGCCGCGCAAAAAGCCGAAGAAAAACCATTTCACCGCCGAGCAGGCGGCCGAACTGAAGCGCATCTTCCTCGACGGCCTTTACGATTATCAGCATCGTTGGTGGCAGGCCAAGGATCAGCGGACGCGCATGATCCTCAAGTCCCGCCAGATCGGCGCGACCTATTATTTCGCGTTCGAAGCGCTGATCGATGCGATCGAAACGGGCCGGAACCAGATATTCCTTTCCGCATCGAAGGCACAGGCGCATCAGTTCCGGTCCTATATCGTCAGCTTCGCCAAGCTGGTCGGCGTTGCCCTGACCGGCGACCCGATGCTGATTACGTCCGACCTTCGCCCAGCGGAGGAAGCGGCAGCCGAACTGCATTTCCTTGGCACCAATTTCCGCACCGCGCAGGGCCGCCACGGTAATTTCTACTTTGACGAATTCTTCTGGGTCCATTCGTTCGAAGAGTTGAACAAGGTCGCCTCCGGCATGGCGACGCACAAGAAATGGCGGAAAACCTACTTTTCCACGCCGTCCAGCATCGCGCATCCCGCGTATCCCTACTGGACGGGCGAGCGGCGGAACCGGCGGCGGAAGAAGGCCGACAGGATCGAAATCGACGTCAGCCATGCCGCGCTGGCGATCGGCATGGTCGGGCCGGACCGCATCTGGCGCAACATCGTCAATATCCGCGATGCTGAAACGGGCGGCTGCGACCTGTTCGACATCGAGGAGCTGGAAGACGAATATGCGCCCGACGAATTCGCCAATCTGTTCATGTGCGAATTTGTCGACGACAGCCTGTCGGCCTTCAAGTTCAACGACCTGATCGCCTGCGGCTGCGACAGCCTTGTCGAATGGACGGATTTCAACATCGAGGCGCTGCGGCCTTACGGGATGCGTTCCATCTGGGCCGGATATGATCCGCAGGAAAGCGAGGACGGCGACAATGCGGCGCTGGTCATCGCGGCGCCGCCGCTGGTCGAGGGTGGTCAATTCCGCATCCTTGAGCGTCACCAGCTGCGCGGCCTCGATTTCGAGGAACAGGCCGAATTCATCAAGCGCGTCCTGTCCCGCTATAATTGCGCCTATCTGGGCATTGACGCGCAAGGCGTCGGCGCCGGCGTTTATCAGCTGCTCGCCAAGCCGGGAGCCATTGCCGGCTGCTCAGTCGTGAAGATCGAATATTCGCTCGACGTCAAAGCCCAGATGATAATGAAGGCGCAGAATGTCGTTCGCCGTGGCCGCATCGCTTTCGATGCCGGGATGCTCTCAGCCTTCTTGTCGGTCGTCCAGCGGCCTGTCGACAGATTCTTCCTGATAGCAACTAAGAGCAAGTTGATCGTGTCGACGCAGAACTCCACATATTCCGCGAGCGCTACGTCATTACGCCCTTGGGCGACGTCCTCGCGTGCGTCATGGGTCCCCCGCCGGTCAGGCAACCGGCAAGCGGTGAGCAGGCCGTGGTCAACAACTTCGCGCAAACCCTGCCAGTGCTGCGCGATGAGGTGGCGATCCTGCGCGCCTACCTTGGCAGGGAGATCGACGCGATCCTCTTCGACGAAGAGTGACCGCCCATGACCCGCGCGGCGATTTACGTGCGGGTGTCAACCGCCCGGCAGGCCGAACGTGATCTGTCGATCCCCGATCAGATCACTCAATGCCGCAGTTGGTGCCAACGGCAGGACATCGAGGTGGTCCGGGTCTTCTCCGAACCGGGTGCATCCGCGCTCGACGAGGATCGCCCGGTGTTTCAGGAATTGATCCACACAGCGAAGCGCACAGATCATCCCTTCGATCTCGTGGTCGTCCATTCGCTGAGCCGGTTCAGCAGGGATTCGCTGCATTCCGAACTTTACATCCGTGAACTCAGGAAGGCCGGGGTTGAACTCGTCTCGATCACCCAGGAGGTGGCGCAGGACCCCAGCGGCGAGATGTTCCGCAAGATGCTCCACATCTTCGATGAACATCAGTCCCGCGAGACCGCGAAACACGTCCACCGCGCCATGCTGGAAAACGCCCGTCAGGGCTTCTGGAATGGGTCGCGCCCGCCATTCGGCTATCGCGTCGAGGTCGCGGAACGGCGTGGAGCCAAGGAAAAGAAGGTGCTGGTCATCGACGACGCCGAGGAACGGGTCATCCGGATGATCTTCGATCTGGCAACCGGCGTCGAGGGGCGTCCCATGGGCGTGAAGGCGATTGCCACCCGGTTCAATGAACGGGGCATACTGCGGCGAGGGCGCAGGTTCACGACAGGCGGCGTCCACGACATCCTAACCGCTACCACCTATCATGGCCAGCATCACTTCAACCGCACCGATAGTCGCAATGGCCGGTCTCGTCCGCCGTCTGAATGGGTTCCGCTCACCGTGCCCGCCATT